AAATTCATCACTTCCGTTCAACGGAAGCCGGTGGATCAAACATACAACGGCACCATCGAAGTGTTGATTAACAACTTCACTTCCGCCTTTACGCCTCGTAGTCGTTTTATTGCGACTACTGGTTCTCCTGTGTCATTCTTGAAGACCTCGCCTTCTCGGCGAGCTCCTAATCCGCAAGGATATAGGAGGAATGATCCAGAAGAGGAGACTTTGGTCGCTTCTATAGGCGTCCTCAGCCTTCGACCCAAGTTCACCAGGAAGCACTACGGAATTTATTCCGGAGTACTTCAAGGCTTCGAGGATACATGGCCCGGATTCGTCTGGACTGTGGACAACTCGACTGAGTTACCCTTGTCCGGAAGGATCGGGGTGATCCAGGAACCAGGTTATAAAGCCCGAGTAGTAGCGAACCCTTATAGGGTTCACCAAGCAGCTATGCTCCCTTTAAAGGAGTATCTGTTTGGATTGCTACGCCAGCTTCCTAACGATTATGTATATAATCAAGAAGCCGGTCTGTTGCATGTGCAAGAGAAACTCAAACAAGGTTCAACTTGTTGGAGTATTGACTTGTCCAATGCATCAGATCACCTACCGTTGCAGTACCAGAAGGTATTACTCCAAAAGCTGGGTATTCCCCAGCAGTGGATTGATGCCTTCTCCGACATATCAAGTGGCGATTGGGAGCTTCCTCCCGATTGGGTTCCTCGTGAACGCGACGTCATGAAGTATGTTGAACCTGATGACATCCGACCCGAAGGTCTCTATCCCTTTAACAAGGATAGGTTCTTGAGGTGGAGTGTTGGCCAGCCCCTGGGCTTAGGTCCGTCATTCCCATCAGCGTTCTTACTGCATCACGCTATTGTGGCGGGGATTCACATCCTCTTCTCAATACCGTTGGATTATGCAATGGTCGGCGACGACTTGGTCATTTTCCATAAGGAAGTTTATGACTTCTATCGGTGGGTGATGTCCGGTATCGGTGTTAAGGTGTCCTTGGAAAAGACACTTATATCCGATAAAGCTGGGGAGTTCCTTTCGAGGATTGTATTCCCTGATTTCATTCTCAGGGGATACAAGTGGAAAGGTTCTGGCGACAACTCCTTTTGGGAGGTTGCTCGGAATCTTGGACCACGCTCTATTCGCCTATTCCAATATCGGCAGCGAAGAGTTTTGAAATCTCTCGCTTGCTTGCCTGAGCCATACGGGCTCGGATGGAACCCGGAAGGGCGTCCATATTGGGATAGATTAGAGGAGTGGATAGAAGCACTTTCAAAAGAAGTGCCACTCCAAAGATCCTTTGTCACGGCTGAGAGTTCTCTGAACTTCAGGTTGTACACTGGGAACCTAAAATTCATAACCGACAAGGGTTACCCCGTATCGGCCATCCCCGACCAGGGGATAGAGCGATTCGTCTCTCAGGAGATAAATCCAACTGTTGCTCAGCTTGGATCTCTCATGATTCCGAATCTCGACTACCTTGCTCATCTCTTCGATGATGTTAGGTATGTCATCTCTTATGGTGCTCCAGATATTGATCTGGAACGGGTGATGCACTTTCTCCGTGACTTCACAGTCATGGAAAGAGTGTCCGATCTCACAACTCTCATCAGGTACGAACGAATTATTCGTACTGTGAAAGGCGTGTGACG